CATATATCAAGGCTTCTGGCTGCGGGGATTACGGGAATTACTCTGACTATAAGTTCAAAGAGAACTCCGCATCCTGTCCTCATAAATATGTTGGTGCTTACCACTTCTTTGATTATCGTAAGCCTGGTGCAGATCAATGCAAGTTCTTCCTTGATACTGTTGATTCGCGGGGTAATCTTCGTGGTATGTTAGACATTGAAGATAACTCTGGTAGCGGTTGGGCTAGGCTGGACAGTATGTATGGGAAAGCGTTGCAGTACGCTATGGAGTTTGTCAACCAGTATGTGTTAGAAACTGGCACGAATCCTGGTCTATACCTCAACACAGGACTTACAAGACAAAAAGACTGGATAGGTCAGTACATCTTTAGAAACTTCACACACTTGCCTTTATGGGTGGCTAACTACAATCCGATTACTGTTCCCCCTACTGGCGCATGGAGTAAGTATTCTTTATGGCAGTACACATCAGAAGCAGACGGTATCCTTTATGGCAATGCTATCGGGAATAAATACATTGACTTGAATAGAGTTAATGACCTTTACTCGTTGATTACAAAACAAGTTCCTGAACCGATTGATATGACCAACGTACTACCCATTGACCCTATATCACAGGTTGACGTAAGCAGGGGAGATATTACTTTTGGGACTACCAAGATTCGTTATGATGGGTGCGTCATTGTTAATATAGAGATGATGGCGAAATATCTTGGTTTAGATATTGACACGGCAAGATTAGTTGATTGGTTGAAAGCAAATGGTGGGTTGTACGGTAACTTATTCGTTTGGAAGTCAATCGAGAAACTATTACCAGGATTGACGTTCACCGCAAAGTACGCTGGTGGGGCATTAGACAAGATTGACGAATCTCTGTCACGGAAGATGCCTTGCTTGGTACACGTAGACTTCAACCCCGCTACGTCTGTAATAGACCAACATTGGGTTCTGGTGATAGGCAAGTCTGGAAGTTCCTATATCATCAATGACCCGAAGGACGGTAAACTGGTTAGGTTTGAGGACAGATACGGCGACCCCCTGACAAATATTTATAACGTTTCAACTTACAACTTCACGTCACCCATTGTTACTGATGCACAGAAACTTGAAAGACTTTGGCAACATCATCCCGAATTACACTAGGAGAGCCTATGGAAAGCAACATCATTCTAACAATAATGAAATACATCATAGCGGTAGCAGGAATAGTGGTTGCTTTCGTGTGGTATCTTGTAGCGAGAAAATTCAGACACTCTGAATACATTGTTGTGTTCTGGCTTGTTTTTGTTGTCGGGTTGTACTGGTCGTTATACTACTCTTGGTCAATCATTAGGACTATTTTAGATATTCCTTTTCTTGGTCATCAGATATGGGTTCGCGCTCCGATTCTTCTGACACTTGGAATACTCATCGGACTAGGCATTGCACGGTTGAAGGAGATTAGAATATGAGTGAAGCATTAATTGTAGCCATCATTGCGTTGTTGGGTTCTGTTGTAGCCATCGTTGTACCCTTACTAAAGAAGCCACACGAAACAAAAAAGTTAGACGCTGAAACCGTCAAACTCTACACCGAAGCAATGGAGAAAGCCCAACAAACCTTCATGGCTAGGATAGATAACCTTGAAAGAAGGATCGAAGCCGTTGAGGAAGAAAACGAAAGACTGACTGATTGGGCTGAAAGACTTGTGGTACAGGTGAAGTCTTATGGTGGTGTTCCTGTACGCATAACACTTCCAAAAGTAAAGGTCTATAAATAAACTCTGAACCCCTGCCCTTTCGGGATACAGGGGTTCTATGGGTGGCGCTGTAGCACGTTGGCTACGTGGTTCTCACTATATCTAGTGAGCGTGTGCGCCTATTACTATTTTACCACTAATTGAGTAGTTTTTCTATTATATCTTTACTAATAAATAGTTTGCCGCTGCCATTAATCTCTCTGGGTCGTCTTTCATAAGACCGATAGCCCTATTGCAACTTCCACAAAGCAAGCCCCTAACTTTATTTGTAGGGTGGTCGTGGTCAATGGAGAGCGCCACTATTTTTCCGTTATGGGCAATTGTTTCTTGATTACCACAAATTGCACACACTCCTCCTTGTTTTTTAAGTAGCGCATTGTAGTCATCATGCGTAATGCCATATAGTCTAATCATTTTGGCATGGCGGTGGGTTTCTGCGCTCATTGTGTATCTAGCGTGATCGTGTTGACTAATTTTATGTGCATTGTCATGGCGATATTTTTTCTTTTTTACAAGAATGTCGTCTTTATTGTTGTTATAATATTCTTTGTCATGTTCCTTCTTAGATTCTTTATTTGCGTCTTTATTGGCTTCGTACCACTTTTTCATAGAGAGTTTGTGGGCTTCTTTATGGCTCTCGTAATATTCCTTATCATACGACACAATACCCTCCTATTATATTTTTACTAGCAGTGTTTTGCGCTTTTCTTTATCGAGATTATTTTTCTTCTTTCTAGATAAGCACTGACAGTTTTCACATCTGATACTTTCATACATTCCCGCAGGAGTATAATAATATCCCTCGTGTTTCACGCGCTCACTGCCACACACCGGGCATTGGTTTGTTTCTGCTTCGTTATACAAGGCTACGTTGAAGTTCTTTACATATGGTCTCACCCGGTAAAACAATTCTTCGGTTGCCCCAATATCCCCTTCATTGTATTCCAACATAGTCTTTAGCGATTCTTTGTTGCCATCACTACAAGCCTTCCATAAAGGGAAGCCATCGTTGTCTATCTTATTTCGTATTCCTAGTTGGTCATTGATGTACTTCATCTTGTTACTTGCAAATCGGAAATTCTGTTTGGCGATAAGGAAGGTGTCAATGACAATGTACTTTAGTGGGGGAAGATTGTGTTTCAAGAACTCTGTGTTGATGTACTTTACATCAAACCCTGCGTAGTTGTGTCCTATTACCACATCTGCCTTATGTAGAAACTCCCATATACTTTTGGTTATTCTTTCAGAGTTTCTAGTCTCTGCTTCTACAGGTGTCATTACATCAGAGTGTGTTTCGTGGGAGTTGAGATACTTGCCCGCCCAACTCAACATACAGGAATCTTCTATAACCTGGTCGATTGATATGTTCTGATCCCACATTCCCCACGAATAGACTATCATCGGTAGGGTTTCAATATCAAGAACTGCAACTACGGGACTGTTCTCTGTAAACCTTATGGGGTTAAGTCCTTTGTATCCACTCTGCTTCGCCCCTACTGCCCTGCGAAACACAGCACGAATCTTCTCTTTATTCACGTTGAATTGTTTTGCCAGTTGCCCCCATCCAACGCCATCTCTTCGTAGTTCTACAACTTGTTTTATTTCTTCTGGCGTCCAGTCTCGATAACTCAATCGTCCTCGCAGTCTATATGCACCAACAACTTCTGCAACTCTTGTTCAAGATACGCAATTCTCATTTTTAGTTTGACATTATCCTCAATGAGAGATTCATAGTTTAGCATTTGCGCCTTACTGTGAAGTTCAATCCAATACTCTAGTGGCTTTCCATATAGCATGAAACTGGTTGGGTTTATCAACTTACCTCCGTCATCTGTACAGCCTCTATGATACGTTGTAAAGCGTCTATTATCAAGCGTCTTACATCTCCTGACATGGGTATCTTGTAGACTTCTTTGCGAAGATTGTTTACCAGGTCAAGGATGTTTGAGTTGCTTGTTATTTCTTTCTCGGGATACCCAAATTGAGAAATTAGTCGGTCTACCGTGTGTGGGTGTCCATAAACATCAATTCCGGTCATGGCAAATTCAAGTATTTCTTCCCAATTAGAAAACCTTGAAGCGAATCTGAATGTGTCAAACTTTATCTCACTGTATTTCTGTCTAACATTTGGTGAGTATCGCATGGCTATCTCGGCATAGTACCTCACTGTCCTTGCTTGCCTTCCACAAAACTCTGCAATGGCAGCGTAAACATTCTGATTGGTTATATCGTTGCCAGATAGATGATTCATACTTATGCAATGGTTGGCAATATCACCGATACGGAATGAATTTTCAGAAACCTTTTCGCCAATCTGAATAAGTTCGTTCTGGTACTCGTCAGGAATTATCTGTGTGTGAGATGTTATACTCATTCATCCCCCAGTATGGATTGGATGCGGTCAATTAGCCAAGATGAATTTACTTGTGGCACTCCATTTGCAGTATCTAATATCTCCCCAAGCAGTTCACGTAACTTTCTATTATCAATTTCTGTTTCTCCCGTCAGGTTGCTATAATTCATGTGTATTCCACCGTGCATTTCGCCATCGGAACAAAGGTGTTCAAAGAAAACAAAATCTCCTTGCTTTCCACACTTTGTACAAGTTACTGTTGGTCTCATTTATTCCTCCAAAAGTCTTTCCAAGACGGGATATTTCCTTGTCTGGTATATGCCAATCCCCAAACATTTGCAGTAATAATTATTCTGTACTTGAACCATAACCACGCTTTTTGGATTTTCATTCTTGCAATAACCAGAAACCCAAACGGGAATAAGGCGTCTCTACGGATAACAAGCCAGTGACCACTATTAAACCTGTACTCAATCAATATAAACTTCCAGGGGATGTCTACTGAATCTTTACTTTCAAGATATGCTCTGTCTATCAGCGCTGGCTGGCTTCTTTTCCCAATCCATTCGTAGGTGTAGTAATGCCCGAATGGTTGTAGTTCGTGATACTGAGCCGCTATCTTGGCGTACTCTGTCATTTATTCCTCCAGAACTCGCGTGCTTTTGCGGACTCAAAAATTGTCAGGTTCTTAAATTTGTACTCGATATTATTTTCAATAGACGGATTCCCACTTCTATCCCAGAAGGTACACAGTTTCTTCTTTATGTGTAGGAATTTCACTCCGTTGTGTTGAAGGCAGAGCCAGAAGTAATAGTCGCCTGCCACCACATACTCTTCGGGATATTCGCCGTATAGTTTGTGTAACTCTGTTCGGTAGACTGGAGATGGGCCGATAAAACAGCCATCGAATAGGTCTCCCTCTCCCCACTCGAAAGAAGCAATGGGTTCACCGTTAAGTTCACTGCAAACGTGGCAATCAGAATACGTAAGTCCGACATCGGGATTCTCTTGAAGGGCATCACACATCTCCTTGATAGCATTTACATCCAGTCGGTCATCCGAATTTGAGATATTGACATAAGGTGTCTGCACACAACGTAGTGCTAGATTCCACGCCTTATATACAGTTGGAACGTCAGGGGTGTTTATGCGTATGACTTCGGGGAACTTGGAGAGTATCTCATCTTCCTTGCTACCTTTCTGACACACGGCTACGATGGCAGGGACTTCGGATTGTTCGAGCAAATTTGTTATGCGTCCTTGTAGCCAGTCATCGCAAAAATAAGCGGAGATTATAGAAGTCGCCCTCATTTTACGTCCGTCCATTCTATTTGGTCGTCTGATTCAATCATCTTTGGCATATTTGTTCCAACTGAATAAACAAGGCGAACATACTTCTTTGTTATATTGCTTTTAGGAAGAATAGCGTTGCCTAATTTTGTTCTTGCGTTATATACTAAACTTTTTACTTTATAAATAATTTTATAAAATCTCACAACATTCTCCTCTCAAAAACATCCAATTCGCTACCTTCTGTTAGGTTGATAATTCTACGTCCGTCCATCTCGAATACCTGCTTTGCCTTCTTGAAATAAATCTCACTGCGCTTCAAATCTGCACAGTTCCATTTATCCCCAGGTTGTACGTAGTCGTCACAGAAATGATTTACGTCCTTGTCTTGCCAAGTTATCTCTGCGTTGGGGGTGTTTGGTTGAATATATTTGTGATCCATTCCGAGTAAAAATAATTCCTTCACCCCCATAAAAAATGCAATCTGCATAAGACAGTACGAAACTGAATATCCCTCATTTATAGCCCAGGTTGGGTTCAGCGAGAAGTCTACGGATGTTGTGGAATGTAGGGGAATACAACCAGGGATTTTTACTTTATCGGTAACATACTTGTGTTCGCAATCCATTACTTCTATCTCTACTGGATACTTCTTTGCCTCTGTTGGGTTTACGCAGGCATACACCGTTGGGACAATTTTCTTGAAAATTCTATTGCTCCCAAACGTGGGGATGCTTTGGAGTATGATATTGTCGACACGCGCCAGAGAAGGGCCGTTGCCAAGCAAAAATGCCATCTCGTAATCAGTGTTCATGTAACCTCGCTCCAATATTGCGCGTTTCTGTTTTTGTATTGCCTTTTGGTTATCTCTGATAATTTCTTTCTTGTTTCTTCTTTAATAATCCTTCTACTGTTTGCCTCGCCTATTTTGCGCCGTGTTTCTTCTGACTGAACCCTTCCTAATAAACCAAGACTTACTGCCAATTTGTGTTCTGGTGTTAGTGGTTTCCCAATTCTGGCTTCACTAATCAGCTTTTTTGTTTCCTCAGACACAACCTTGCCTTTATTCGCCTCGCTTATTTTTCTTCTGTGTTCCGGTGATTTTTCTGCCGATCCAGGGTTTGCCTTTTTGCTTTGGTTATATTCTGGTTTGAACTTGTCAATATATTCCTGTTCATTGTTTATTAGTTCTGTTGGTTCATACTCGTGCAACCTAATGAAACTAAATGCTTTTTCTCCGTACATATCAAAAGACCTTTGGAGATGTTTGTTGCAGTGTTTTTGTCGCCTTAGTGCAGTAAAATGTGAGTTCTTTCTTTTTCTGAAATCTTTTGTTGAACCGATATAGAACTTTCCGTTTATGTTGTTGATAAGCATATAAATACCAGAACTCATCGTATCTCCCCAAACTGATTACCCAATCCGTGTTCGCAAAAATGCCTTCGAAACTCCTCTTCTCCGATCAACTGTTCGTGAAGGTGAGGACTTCTACATTCAGGGTCTACATACTGTTGGATACCGTTCTCTTTACACAACCTCGCAAAGTAAACATCTTCACCAGGCCAGTAGTCTTTATCTGCACCGTCATACTCGAATCTAAACCACGCACAGTTAGCGTCAATGTCTGTGAATACTGAACGATGAATTAACAATGAGCCAGTCCCGCATACATCTACAGGGAATAAAGTATCAGGCCAAGTGATTGAGATTATCTTCTTTCCCTTTTCGTCATACTCGTGGAAGGCGGGGTGGAAGGGTTCATTCCGCTGGAAATTAAGTCCACCCACTACTCTTATGGATGGGTCTAGTAGTGGCCACCTGCACAGCAACTGGAGAATATCGGGGTCATGCTGGTGGTCATTGTCTAGCATGAGGATGTAATCAAACTGTGGGTTAGCAAGTAAGCCGAGAGCCGCTTTGTTTCTGACGACATCGGTTCTGCCATAATCGAGCCACAAAAAACTAAGTCCCTGTTGCGCATAATGAAACAATGATGGCAACACTTTCGCTGGCGCTGGCATAGACCTTTCATTAGGAACAAAGGCTAACACCTTGATAGGCCACGTAGAGTAAGGTTGTTCGATTATCTTATTTACTTCGTCTAGGTTCATATTTGCGCGCCCAAGAACTTTTCTCTGATATAAGCATTGCTAACAAGTGGATTATCTGTGTGTAATAAAAACTGTGGTATATATGCGTTGGGTCGTCTCGGCGCACCACAGCAACAACAATTTCCCCTCGCATCCATAAGAGAATAACTTGTGCAGTAATCACACATTGCTCTTTCGGGTTGAGGAATAGTCGTTATTGTCATTTGTTCATCTTGGCAAAGTTTGACAACTCCACCCGGTATATCCCAATCTATACCATATCTTTCCTTAAAAGATTCCATTACTTCTCCTCTAAAAACGGATACAACCCACCCCGTTCATCCTCATAAAGTAGCTTTCCATCTTGCTCTAAAGCCAAAAGTGATTCGGCAACAAGTCGAGCGTGGAGATTGAGGGCGATAGCAATCTCTTTTACTGTTCGCCCTCCACCTCTACCGATCTCCTCGTATACCTGTCGGGCTACGAGTGACCTGCTCTCTGTCCGTTCTATTCTGGTTCGCTTTCCATCTTGACAACGGTAGCGTCTGTTACGGGTGTTGGTTGAGAAGAATTTACACCCTCGTTGTAGACAATTGCTTGCTGCACAATTCCGTCCGCTTTAATTCCGGCGATATTCTGAACTGTGTATGAAGTGACGAGCAGCAATATGACTGGCTGTAGCGCAAGAACGAGTGTCATAATGTCCTTAGCCGCTTCTGGATTCAGGTACTTTCCAATAAAGTAAGTGGTTAATGACACAACTACATCTACAACTGTAATCCAAAACTTTCTTGATTGCCAAATATTGTGTTCCATTTCATCTCCTTGTTTGAATGTGTACTTTATTATACAGGATATTACCCACGACTTCTATTATTTCTCTTGTCTGTTAACTTCTTTAGATTCCTTTCTGTGTCGTAATCAACACTAATTCCTGCACACTCCAGCCATAATCTTGCGCCATTTTCCAGAAACTCTACGGGGTCACAGTCTTTTAGATTCAACTCCTCCTTATCGTTAGGATTCCAACCTCTGTTTCTGTCAATCTTTGCCTGTCTTATTACAGCGAGTACCAGGTCTAAAGAAGGATCGCCAACTGTTTTAGTGTTCTCGTTGATGTCGTTATTGTAGTGGTAGTTATTGGCTCTTTGTAACGAGGATTCATACAGGCACTCGTCACACTTCTTTCTCTTGTTTTTCCCGCAAGGTACTTCTACTAACTTTCCACACTCACAGATAAATGAGTAATTCTCTGTCTCCGTTTCAAACCAGCGCATCATTACAGATAGAGTGGCGGTCATTTGTCGCCTGCAAACCATCTGCGTAATCTGCATCGGATTTCTGCCAACGCTGAATTTGACAACGATTTCCAACTCATATCCTCATAAGATGGCATCCTTAGTTTTATTGGGTATTCGTCTACTACTACAACATCACAGGTTATCGTGTAAATTTCTTGTGGGTATTGTTGCTCGCGGGTTTCTTTTATTGATACGCATAACCTTTGTGTTCGATGCTCCCAAAGATAATCAACTAAGCCCTTTCTGAATTTCATTTCTGCGTCTGTGATGTACAATTCCTTTAGTTGTTTTGGGTAATCATCGGTATAACAATATGAAGTTTGTACCGCCATTCGATTGTCTGTGTCCATCATTCCCCCTCTGGTGGTGTGGGTAAAGGTTGCCAGTGAGTGATACTGCCGAAGTGATATTCTCCTACGTCAGTTTTCCATAAATATCTGTCGTCTCTCCATTCTTGCATTGACCCATATACACTAAATCCAGTCTTTTTATCGAACAAACTCACGCGGGTGTTTACTTCCGGTAACCTCTCGCTGACAGGTATCCACCTTGAGGCTTGCTGGAGGCGGTCTACAGTTGATTCAAGGTTGAGAATGTGGTCAGCAATCGAATCGCCAATGTCAAACATTTTCCCTGATTCACAATGAGGGCATACCGTTGGTGTAACCTTCGATTTATAAATTATGGTTAGACAATTTTCACAGATATGCTTCATCCCTCGCTCCTCTCCAAATACTGCTCAATCTCGGATAATGCAATCAGCACACCTGGATTATCCTTGCGGACTTCTTTCGTCAGTAGCAACCGTGTCACCATGCAGTCGTCACCAAACGCGATACCCTTTAGTCCATCAAGCACAGCCTTACTCAAATT